GGCGGCACGGTGCCGCCGAGCCTGGTGATCGGTTGCACATGTCCGAGGAGTGATGAGATGGGAAAGATCGTTCTGCCTGGTGGCCTGGTGTTCGAGCTCGCTGAGCTCGTCAAGGAGTTGATCAAGCAAGACCTGCACGCGCGAGTCGATTACGTGAACGGAGATTGGGTGATCGAGGTTCGGACGATGTTCTAGGCATCGTCTGCCGTGGACACAGAATCGCCAGTTGGATATAATCAAACCAAGGAGGACAGTAGTCATGTCTGAAGAAACGCTGATTGCCTGGACGGATCACACATTCAACCCGTGGATGGGTTGCATCAAGGTGTCGGCCGGTTGTGCCAACTGCTACGCAGAACGCCTGACCAGGGACCGCATGAGTCTGCGACTGTGGGGACCGGGCAGCGAACGGCAGGTCACCAAGACCCCGTGGAAGAACGTCCGCACCTGGAACAACGCAGCCAAGCGCGACGGTGTTCGGCGGCGTGTGTTCTGCGCCAGCCTGTGCGATGTGTTCGAGGATCACCCGACGGCCGACGCGACGCGGCCAATCCTGTGGGACTTGATCCGCGAGTGCACCAGCCTGGATTGGCAGCTGCTGACCAAGCGACCGCAGCGGATAGCGGACAACCTGCCGCCCGATTGGGGGCCGGAAGGCTGGCCGCATGTCTGGCTCGGCACCAGCGTCGAGGACATGCGAGTGGCCGATCGAGTTGACCACCTGCGCCACATCCCGGCCGTGGTTCGATTCATCTCCTACGAGCCTGCCCTTGGCCCCCTGGACGATCTGGACATCAGCGGCATTGACTGGATCATCTACGGAGGCGAGTCTGGTCCTGGCTACCGCAAGGAGGACAAGGCATGGGCCAGGGCCATGCACGTGAAGTGCTCCGAGGCTGGCGTCGCGTTTTTCCACAAGCAGAGCAGCGGCATCCGCACCGAGATGGGCATCGAGCTCGACGGTCAGATCGTCCGCGAGTACCCGACGCCGCGGACCGTGCCGGCGGTTGCTGGTAGGCTTTTTTGAGGGCGTCCATGATCGTCAGAAACTTCAACCCGGACGAGTGGGTGAGCGTGGGCACAGCGGCCAAGTTGGCCGATGTGTCAAGACACTGGATCAGAGTCCGAGCAAAGGAAGGCGTGGTGCGATCCATCGTGATCGACGGTCAGTGGTTCATCCTTCGCAGGGACGCGGAAGCGTATGAGAGGACGGATCAAGGCCGGCCGCGAAAAAAGTAGCCAATGAGCGATCCGCTACAGCGGGCGATCGAGGCAGAGCAGAGACTCCGCAAGCAGCTGCGGGATGTCTCGGATATGCGGAAGCGTCTGGGGGCACCTCGAACCCAGTACGACAGCATCAAGGACAGGGCCGCAGCACGAGCAGCGGCCCTGTCCGAGTCTGGCCGTGACATCGGCAACCTGCCCGAAGTCGTGGACCAGGCCCGCAAGGATGCTGCAGCCAAGTCGTTCCGGATGTTCTGCGAGTCGTACCAGCCGGCCACGTTCTGCCTCCCCTGGTCGGCCGACCACCTTCGAGTGATCGACGCGATCGAGGCCTCGGTCACGAAGGGCGGACTGTTCGCCTTTGCCATGCCCCGAGGTAGCGGCAAGACAAGCCTGGTCGAAGCCGGAGCATTGTGGGCCCTGCTGTACGGGCACCGAGACTTCGTGGCGATCATCGGCAGCGACGAGGGGCATGCGTCCACGATGCTCGATAGCATCAAGGTGGAGTGCGAGACCAACGCCCTCCTGCTCGAGGACTTCCCAGAGGCGGTCTATCCGATCGTCGCGCTCGAGCGGATTCACCAGCGCGCCATGGGCCAGCTCTACAAGGGGAAGCCGACTCATATCCAATGGACCGCCAACGAGGTGCAGTTCCCCACCATCCCAGGATCGGCCGCATCGTCAGGGATCATCCGCGTGGCCGGCATCACCGGACGGATACGAGGCATGACCGCCAAGCGTGCCAGCGACGGCAGGAAGGTCAGGCCCTCCCTGGTGCTCATAGATGACCCCCAAACCGACGAAAGTGCTCGCAGCCCATCCCAGGTCGCCAGCCGCGAGGCTGTCCTAAAAGGGGCAATTTTGGGCCTCGCAGGGCCGGGCGTGAAGATCGCCGGTCTGTGCACCGTGACAGTCGTTTCTCCAGACGATCTGGCCGATCGGCTCCTGGACCGGGAGCGGCATCCTGCCTGGCAGGGCCAGCGGACGAAACTCGTGTACGAGTGGCCGACCGACACCGGCATGTGGGAGCAGTACGCCGAGTTGCGTCGGCGCGGACAGCGTTCCGGCATCGGCACGGAAGAAGCCGACGGGTTCTACTCCGAGCACCGCGAGCAGATGGACGCTGGTTGCCGCGTGGCCTGGCCCGACCGCAAGCAGGAGGACGAGCTCTCGGCCATCCAGCACGCTTGGAATCTCAGGATCGACCGCGGCGAGGCCGCGTTCCAGGCAGAGTTTCAGAACGAGCCTCTGATGGACGAGGCTCGGTCCGATGCACTGAAGGCACCAGAGGTCGCGGCACGTGCCATCAACGTGCAGCGGTGGATCGTCCCCCGTGGCCTCGACACCCTCACTGCTTTTGTCGACGTCCAGGAGCGGGCGTTGTATTGGCTGGTCGTGGCGTGGGGCGACCAGCTGCGGGGCCATGTTGTGTCCTACGGAACATACCCCGACCAGAGTCGGCCATACTTTACCCTGCGAGACATAAAGAAAACGCTGATGAAGGCGGCGGGCGGTGCGTCGCTCGAGGCCGCGATCCACGCTGGATTGGAGCGAGTGTGCGGCGACCTGCTCGAGCGGGAGTTCACGCGCGAGGGAGACGATGCCGTGCTGCGCGTCGGGCAGCTGCTCATCGACGCCAACTGGGCGCAGACGCAGGGCGTCGTGCGAGACTTCGCCAGGCGTTCGCCCTGGGGGCCGCGAGTGTTCCCGTCGCATGGCCGTTTCGTCGGTGCCAGCGGCTCGACAATCTCGGACAAGAAGCCAGACCGCGGCGAGCGTGTCGGATCGAACTGGAGAACGAGCACCATTGGACGGCAGCGGCACATCCTGTTTGACACCAATGCCTGGAAAACCTTTGTGGCAGCCCGGTGCAAGTTGGCCGTCGGAGATCCGCAGGCGTTCACGATCCACGCCGGCCAGCACGACCTGCTTGCCGAGCACATGTCGGCCGAGTACCCCACTCGCGTGATGGCGAAGAATCGCGTTGTCGATGAGTGGCGGCTAATACCAGGCCGAGACAATCACTGGTGGGACTGCGTGATCGGAGCGGCTGTCGCCGCGTCTTATAGCGGAGTCTCGGCCGTGGGCGTCCAGGCCAGGGCAACGTCCGCCCCCAGGCCGCAATATGACCGCGAGGCCCTGGCTGCGAAGCGTGCGGAGCTCATGGCACGCATGGGCCGCTGACGGCCGGCCAGGTTGGCATTGACCATCGGCAGCACTGTGGCAATCTGCACGGAGGTTCGTTCCTCCTGCTTGAAAGGATGCTGCACATGAGGTCGCTTTTGTTCGTGATGGCGGTGCTGTTCGTTTCGGTCGCCCAAGCCGAGACGATCGTCGTGCGCCGGCCGGCCGTGGTGGTGACGGCGCAGGACCACGCTGTTGTGCTGGCCCGGCGTGGTGCTCTCGTCCACTCCGGCTGCAATTGCACGGAGGGCATCGGTTGCGGCTCGACGCCGGAGGCCGCACGGCAGGCCTGTTGTTTCTTCGAGGACGCCCGGCGAGGTCGCCGCGTGATCATCGAGGAAGGCGTGGCCTACTCTCCGGCCAGGCGTCAGTGGTTCGCCGTGATCCGCTACCGTTAGCAGACACCGGCCCTTCGCCTGTCGGCCGCTGCAGCGGCCGTGCAACAGTCCAGCCGAATCGGCGGCACAGGCGAAGGCACCGGGCGTCACTCCTGGGGCATGACATGACTGACCGCGATCACTTCGCCGCCGCCGCGCTGACGGGGCTACTTGCCGCTGGCTGCGACATTGACGATGAGGCCGCAGAGCGGGCCTTGTGGATTGCCGACTCGATGCTCCGCGAGCGAGACCGAACTGTCGACCCCGGCCCCGCTGCTGACGGCATTGGCTGGCCGACGAGCGGGCCGGGGTCGATGCCCACAGATTGGCGGTCGGATATTCGCCCGCCAGACGCACTCGACCGTCACGCCGCCGCCAAGACCGACGCTGCGTGGGGCGTCGGAACCGACGAGATTGTTACGGAACATCTGCCGAAAGAAAAACAGGCAGAGGTTTCGGAACAGGAGCCGGTGGCGTGGGCGGTCTGGTCGCCTGCCTTTGGCTACCAGTTTGGCGATGCGGCAATCTTCAAGCGGAACGAACTCGCAATCGAAATGTGCGTGACGAATGGGTACGGCGTGGACGACATTGTTCCGCTCTACCGCACGCCGCAGCCAACGCTTACCGACGAGGAGCGGGTGGCGATTCTCAACGCAGCAGATTCCTGGCCCGTTGTGTCGGCAGAACACTGCGCAACCCTCCGCGCCCTGCTGGAGCGGACCAGGAAAGCGGTCTGATCGGGACATCGTAAAATGACGGCATCCGACCAGGAGGCCGCCCGCATGTTCCAAGACGAGGATCAAGACTTCTTCGAGGAGCTCGATGCCGACTCCGAAGGAGGCCTGTTGATCGAGTTCCTGCGGTCGTAGTGGCATTGGTCACTGCTGAACACTGGTACACTGGTGTGTAGAGCGTGCTTTGCTCTCCACCGGAGGATCAGTGTGTCCAGTGCCGAAGACATCCTCGCCGCCTTGGCGGCGAATCTGGCGCAGCCCAAGCGGGCCCGCACCGATGCGGGTGAGGTCGAGCAACACGATCTCGACAAGCAGATCGCGGCTGCAAAGTTTGCGATCGCCATGCAGGGCGTGAGCCGTTCTCCGTTTCATGCCCTCCGCTGCGCCCAGCTGGTGATGGGCAACGCATCAAACGCATCCGATCCCACGGCCGTGTCGGATGTGTATCCGCCTCCAGGCATGGCCGGCCTCCCAGGGTATCCGCCGCGCTGATGGGCCTGCTTCGATTCTTCAATCGTCGCCTGCACGAAGCCGCACCTGAGCAGGTGGAGGCGAGATACGACGCCGCGCAGACCACGCCGCTGAATCAGCGGCACTGGGCGCAGGCTGATTGGCTGTCCGCCGACGCGGCCCTGCATCCCGGCATCCGCCGCACGCTGCGAGTCCGCTCGAGGTACGAGGCCGCCAACAACTCGTACCTGGCCGGGATGCTGTCCACGTTGGCGACGGACCTGGTCGGCACCGGACCCCGGCTGCAGCTGCAGATCACAGAGGTTCCGCCCGAGGACGCCCGCGTGCGACAGATCGAGCACGCAGTGCACGAGTGGGGCCGGGCCATCGACCTGGCCGCGAAACTTCGCACGATGCGGATTGCCCGGGCGACCGACGGAGAGGCGTTTGCGGTCAAGCAGACCAACACCAAGCTGGACGGCGTGCAGCTCGACATCCGACTTGTCGAGGCCGACCAGGTGGCAAACCCAACCTGGATTCTCGAACTCGGGGCGATCGACGGCCTGCGTCTTGATGAGGCTGGAAACGTCACCGAGTGGCACATCCTGACGCACCACCCTGGCTCGTTGACATGGACGGGCAACTCCGGCGAGTGGGTGCCAGCAGATCGCGTGCTGCACTGGGCAAACAGAACCCGGCCAGGGCAGCACCGCGGCGTGGGCGAGATCGTCCCGGCCCTTGAACTGTTCGCAATGCTGCGGCGGTACACGCTGGCGACCGTCACGGCGGCAGAGACGGCGGCGGACTTCGCTGCACTCATCCACACGAACATGCCCAGCGGCGACGCTGGCACGGCACCGCTCCCCGGCTGGGAGACGATGCCCATCGTGCGCGGCATGGCGATGAGCCTGCCCGACGGGTGGGACGCAACGCAAATGAAGCCGGAGCATCCGACCACCACGTTCGACGCGTTCGAGAAGCGGCTGCTGAATCAGATCGCCCGCTGCCTGAACCTGCCGTACATCGTCGCCGCGCTTGACTCATCGCAGGCGTCGTACAGCTCGATGCGTGGCGACTACCTGGTTTACCGCAAGAGTGTGAACTGCCTGCGTGAGGACCTCGAGCGCAACGTGCTCGACCCGCTGCTGTCGGAGTGGCTCGATGAAGCCGCGCTTGTGCGCGGCCTGCTGCCCGACGGCCTGCCCCCCGTCGCCACCTGGAATTGGCGTTGGATTTGGCAGGGCTGGGAGCATGTCGACCCCACGAAGGAGGCCGACGCGCAGACGATCAGATTGTCAAACAACACGACCACGCTGGCCGACGAGTGCTCGAAGTTGGGCACCGATTGGCGAGAGGTGCTGCGGCAGCGTGCGGCCGAGAAGGCCCTTCTCCGCGAGCTCGGTCTCGAGGAGCAGGCACCGCAGCCAACGCAGCAGCCCCAGGAGTCGCAGTCGTGAAGCAGAAGAACCGACCGGCCACCAGTGTCGAGCCTCGGCTGTGCGCCATCGAGGCCGAGTTTGCGCTGAAGGCCGCAGACGCCGCCGAGCAGGTGCCGACGTTCGAGCTTGTGGCCTACACCGGCCGGGCGATCCGGCAGTCGTGGTCGCGCAATCCTCTGGTCGTGGACCTGGCGGGCATGGACACCAGCCGGCAGGCGATCCCGATCCTGTGGGGCCACGACTCCTCGATTGACAGCGTGCTCGGCCAGAGCTCGAGCATCACCAGCGACGGGCAGCAGCTCGTGATCGCGGGCGAGCTCATCGGGGCCGGCGAGACAGCGCAGAAGGTCATCGCCCTCGCCAAACGAGGCATGCGGTTTCAGGCGTCAATCGGAGCAGACACCGGCCGCATCGAGAACGTCGGGCCGGGCGAGTCTGTGACCGTGAACGGCCGCGAGTTCACCGGCCCGATCTCGGTGGTGCGTGCCAGTGCCCTCCGCGAGACATCCATCGTCCTCATGGGAGCCGACCCCAGTACGTCGGCCGCGATCGCTGCGGAAGCGAGTGAAGAAGGTGATTCCATGGCGCACGACGCCAACGAAACGCCCGTCGAGGCCGAGCTGCCAAAGACGGAAGCCACGGCGAGCGTCGCCGTGGAGGCCCCGAAGGTCGAGGCCGAAGGCACCGCCGAACTGAAGGCGGCTTTCGAGTCCCTCAAGGGAGATGTCGAGAAGATGCAGAAGCTCCAGGCCACGCGCGACGCACGGCCCGCCCTCCCGGCGATCCACGCGTCGGAGCCCGTTTCGGGCGACAAGGTGATCGAGGCGGCCCTGTGCATGCAGGGCGGTCTGCCGAACGTCGACAAGGCGTTCGATGAAAGGACGCTCGAAGCGGCCGACAAGGCCCGCCGAGACGTGTCGGTCGGACAGGTGCTCGTGAAGGCCGCAAAGGCCAACGGCTACACCGGTTCCGATCGGGTCACCAGCGGCACGCTGGCCCCGATGATTCAGGCGGCTTTCGCCACCCATGCCATCGAGAACCTGCTGGCCGCCCTGGTCAACAAGTTCCTGCTCGCGGGGTTCATGAGCGTCGAGAACACGTGGAAGGAGATTTCCGCGGTCCGTAGCGTCACGGACTTCAAGAACATCAACCTGCTGCGTCTCAACGGCTCGTTCAAGTTCCAGCGGATCGGCAACGCCGGGGAGCTCAAGGTGGCTCAGGCTTCCGACTCGAAGCGGTCCCTGGCGGCCGACACCTACGGCATCACCACGCAGCTCACTCGTCAGGACATCATCAACGATGACCTGAACGCGCTGTCGATGGTGCCGCAGCGGATGGGTCGTGGTGCCGGCCTGGCACTCAACGAAGCCATCTGGGCCGAGTTCGAGAGTGCGAACAGCACCTACTACCAGAAGGCCTCGGCGGCCGCTGGGAACGCGCTGTCGCTGTCCAGCCTGAAGACCGCCGCCACGGCCTGGCGTCGGTTGACCGATCCGGACGGCAACCCGCTCGGCATCCCGCCGCGCGTGCTGCTCGTTCCGCCGGAGCTCGAGCTGACCGCTGCGGAGCTGATGACCAGCGCGTTGCTGATCAGCGGCAACACGACGGCCGCCCCCAACGCCAACGTGCTGCAGGGTCGGTACCGGGTGGTCACTTCGGCCTACCTCACCTCCAGCACGACCTGGTGGCTGATGGCCGACGCGATGGACCTCCCGGCCCTCGACGTCGTGTTCTTGAACGGTCAGCAGGTGCCTACCATCGAGCAGGTCCAGCCGGACTACCAGCTCCTGGGGGTCGGCCTCCGCGGCTTCATGGACTTCGGCGTGACCAAGGCGGAAAGCCTCGCGGCCTACCGCATGGCAACTGCCTGAGCCTGACGAGAGTGCAAACCGTGGCCGGCGGGCAGCGTGAACATGCTGCCCGCCGGCATGACGAACGAAACCACAAACCTTTTTTGCGAGGACCATTCGATGGGTGCTTATGTTCAGGACGGAGACCTGATCGACTACACGCCGGTGTCGGCGGTGTCGGCGGGCGATGTGATCCAGATCGGCACGATGGTGGGCGTGGCCCCCAGGCCGATCGCGGCCGGTGCGCTCGGTGCGGTGGCGGTCGAGGGCGTGTTCTACATCCCGAAGCCCACCGGTGCCGGCACGGACTACGCGCTGGGCGCGAAGGTGTACTTGTACGGATCGCAGGCCGTGACCGGCGTGACGGGTGTTCAGGCCGGCTACGTCGCCGCGAAGCCCGCCACCACCGACGCGGCCGTGAAGGTCAAGCTCTGGCCCGGCTCGTGATCCGTGCGGCAAGGGCCGGGCGGCAGCGGACGCGTCCGCGCCGCCCGGCCCCCGTGGCGCACACAGCAGGTGACCAATGCAGGACATGATCGCCAGAGGCGTCAGTTGGTTCGAGCAGCAGCGAAAGGAGCACCTTTCGGTGATGGTCGAGTACCAGCCTGCTGGGGCGATGTTCGCCAAGTCGGTCGCCGCGACCATCGGCATGACCAGGTGGGATGCGACGGATGCGGCCGGGCAGTTGGTGCGGTTTGAGACGCGCGACTTTTTCGTGGGCGTGGACGATTACAAAGACGCCCCGAAGCGCGGCGACAAGATACACGAGACCGATGCGAGCGGGACGCGGAGAACCTTCGAGGTGATGATCCCAGGTGGTGGTAGCAATCCCTGGGCCTGGGCCGATCGCGGCCAACGAATCCGCCGAATCCACACGCAGTTGCTGGAGAGTGACTGATGCCGTTCTTCTCGATCACAAGTCCATCGTCGGGCAACGCCACGCAGCTGGCCGGCGTGCCCGTTGGCGTCACCGCACCGGCCGCAGGCACGGTGCTGACGTACAACGGATCGGCATGGGTTGGCAGCCAGGGCGTGACCGGTGCGACGGGTCCGCACGGTGCCGACGGCCCGAAGATCTACAGTGGCTCCGGCACGCCGTCCAACGCCCTGGGCGTCAGCGGCGATTGGTACATCGACTACGGCACTGGCTACCTTTACGGTCCGAAGGCCAGCGGCTCCTGGGGAGGAGGCCTGTCGATCCAGGGAGGCCCCACGGGCAGCACCGGACCGACCGGCATGGCGGGCAGCACAGGCCCCCAATCGACCGTCTCCGGCCCGACGGGCAGCACCGGACCCACCGGGACCACCGGACCGCAATCGACCGTCACAGGCCCAACAGGAAGCACAGGCCCGACGGGTAGCACCGGGCCGCAATCCACGGTGACCGGGCCGACCGGGCCGCAGTCGACCACGCCGGGCCCGACGGGCGCGACGGGAAGCACCGGCCCGTCGGGCGGACCTACGGGGAGCACGGGCCCGACGGGCGCAGGCGCACGCGGCGGTGTCAACGTCGAGATTCTGACCGGAACGAAAACGCTGACCAGCACGAGCGACAAGTACCAGTTCCTGTCGGCCAACGGCAGCACGCGATACGTCGTTCTTCCGACCGGCGTCAGTGCCGGGTTCGATTTTGTGCTGACCGAAACCGAAGCCATCGGCAATCAGCTGGAGATCAGGACGAACACCTCGACGGGCGTGGTCACGCTCAATGCGTACTACGGCCAGGCGAAGGCTCTCGTCGTGTTCGATGGTGGCGTTTGGCGTCCGTTCATGTACGCAGGGTGAGGATGAACAATGCCGTTCTTTTCGATCAGTAGCCCCTCGTCCGGAAACGCCACGCAGCTGCAGGGCCGCACTGTCGCCGCGACGGCACCGGCAACCGGTGCTGGGCTGTTTTGGAACGGGACGGCCTGGGCTCCTGGCAACGGAACAACGGGGCCGACGGGCTCGCCTGGCGTCGACGGTGCCAAGTTCTATTCGGGAAGCGGCGCGCCCACTGGATCGTTCGGCGCGAGCGGAGACTTCTGGCTCGACGTTTCTGGTGGCGTGCTGTACGGTCCCAAGGCCAGCGGCTCGTGGGGCGTCGGCATCCAACTGCAGAGCGGGCCGCCGGGGCCGACGGGTCCGCAATCGACCACGCCGGGGCCGACGGGGCCGGCGGGCATATCGAACGTCACGGGACCTACGGGCGTGGGAGTTACGGGAGCCACGGGAAGCACGGGCGCGACGGGTGCTCGAGGTGCCACGCTCCTGGCCGGCGACCACGCCCCGCTGTCTGCTTACGGTGCCGATGGCGATTGGTACATCGACACCAACGCGGCAGACTTCTACGGCCCGAAAGCCTCTGGGTCGTGGGGATCACCGAAGATCGACCTGCTGGCGATCACGGGTCCGACGGGCAGTGCGGGTGCAGCGTCGACTGTGACGGGACCAACTGGAAGCACGGGCCCTGCGGGCGCGGAATCAACTGTGACGGGGCCAACGGGTGCACCATCGACGGAGCCTGGCCCGACGGGCAGCACGGGGCCGACGGGCGAGGCCGGCGTTAGCGACTATTTGCTGCTGTCCAATGTGCCGACGGAGTTTGTCCCCTCAGCCCATGCGTCGCAGCACGCCTACGACGGCAGTGATCCGATCTCCCCTTCCTCGATCGGCGCGGCGAGTTCTTCGCACACGCACGCAGCGTCCGCGCTGACAACTGGTGTGCTCGACCCGGCCAGGCTGGGAACCGGCACGGCCTCCTCGACAACGTACCTGCGAGGAAATTCCACATTCGCCACGCTGCCAGCCGCGACAACATCGACGGCCGGGACCGTGATCGTCGGCAGCGGCCTATCAGTGTCGAGTGGCACGGTGAGCGCGAATCTCACGAGCGTGAACGGTGCGACCGGCGCGATTACGCTTCCGGCGTTCTATGAGTTCACCAGGTCCTCGAAGCCTGCTGCAGCGACAGGCACGAATGGCTCCTACACGTGGGCCATTCCCACAGGCGTGCGGTTCGTAATCATTGAGGCGATCGGCGGCGGAGGCGGCGGCGGCTCCGGCCGCCGTGGAGCTGCCGGTACTGTCCGCGGCGGCGGTGGAGGCGGGGCGGCGGCCGGCAGAATCCGTACCGGCGTTTACGCCGTGTCGCAGTTCGAGACTAGCACGCTGACAATTACCGTAGGTGCTGGCGGTGCAGGTGGCGCGGCCAGAACGGCAGATAACACAGACGGCGCAAACGGAAGTTCGGGCGGTGTGTCTGCTGTGCAGACTTCGAGCTCGTATTTTTACATCAGCGCGGGCGGTGGCCTGCTTGGCTCTGGTGGAACAACGAGCGGCGGCAGCGGCGGGCAGTCGCAGGCTGCCGGATCGCAGCCGGTCACCGAATATTCGTGGGGAGGAGCTGGAGGCACCGGAGGTGCCTCAACTCCCAACGCTGTCGGTGCAGGCAACTCCGGATGGGTTGCAGCCGGAGGCGGCGGCGGCGGCGGCATCAGTGCCGCAGATTCGTTCGGCACAGGCGGCGGCTCCGGCTGGAGCTCCAGGTGTGAATACCTCAACACTGCCTACGCAGTGACGCCAAACTCAAACGCCGGAACGGCTGGTGTAGGAGGGTGGGGCGGCACGAACGCGATGGCATCCGCAGGGCAGTTGATCGGCGTGAGCGGAAGTGGCGGAAATGCCAACACGACCGGCCCAGCAGGGAACGGAGGCAACGGGTACGGATACGGCGCGGCAGGCGGAGGCGGTGGAGCGTCCGCTAACGGGAGTAACAGCGGTGCGGGGGGCAACGGTTCTGACGGTTTTGTTCGTGTGACCTGTTTTTGATTACGAGGCAAACAATGGCCCTGGCAATCCTTGACTCGCTCGGCCGCGTGGTGACGTTCGTGCGGGACGATGTACCCGAAACTTGGGCACCGCCCGCAGGGTGCACGGCCGTGCCTGAATCGCAACTGCCTGCAAACTGGGAAAAGGCACCCGATACGTCGCCGGTGCCGGCCTCCATCACGGCGCGCCAGGTCCGACTGTATCTGGTTCGCCACGGCATTTCCCTGGCCTCGGTCGATGCGGCGATCGACACGATTGCCGATCCCGTCACCCGCGAAAGCGTGCGCGTGGAGTGGGAGTACGCTCCCTGGATAGAACGCTCGCATTTGTGGCTGACTCCGTTGGCAGCATCGCTCGGCATGGACGATGCCGCTCTCGATGCCGCGTTCCGCGAGGCTTCGACCATCTAGCGGCGGCATTGCCAGCCAGTTCCGATGGTGTACGACTGAAGCCATGATCGAGCACCTGCACGCAATCGCCGCGCATGCGTACTACGCTGACGAGCTCGACGCCGGCCGTCGTGCCTGCGAGCAGCTGCTGCGGCAAGAGCTCCCGCCTGGTCTTGAGCCACTCGTGCGACGAAACCGTACCTGGTACACGCAGCTGCTCGAGGAGTCCGTGGCCGCACGGTTCGTTCGGCTCGACGTCGACTGCAATCACCGCGAGTGGTCGTTGTTCAATCCGTCGATCGTTGCTGCTGACGATGGGTGGACGGTCAACGTCCGCTCGAGCAACTACAGAATCGTCGACGGTCGGTACATCATCCCCGAGGAGGATGGCGAAGTCATTCGCACCGAGAACATCCTGGTGGACCTGGACGAGCAGCTGCTGGTCAGCGGCGTGCTGCACAAAGTCGAGTCCGAGTACGACCAGACAACGTATCCGGTTTCTGGCCTGGAGGATGTGCGGCTGAATCGCGTGGGCGAGTTGATCACGTGCTCGGCAACCGTCCGCAACTGGCACCCGTTCGACGGAACGTGCCGGATCGCCAGCGGCACGCTCGACCGCAGGCGCGGTGCCTACGTCGATCTGTGCTGCCCGGCCACGGCGCAAGGCGTGCACGAAAAAAACTGGATGCCGATCGCGGGCCGGCGCGAGTGGTTGTATGCGTGTAGCGTCCAGGGCCACACGGCAACGGTGCGGCAGGAACCTGGCGGTGCATGGCAGGTCACGATTGGCTCCCCTGCCCCTCACCTGGCGGCAGGGTTCCGGGGCGGCTCGCAGCTCGTCCCCATCGGCAACGCCCTGTGGCTGGCGATCGTGCACGAGGTGGCAGAGGACGGGGGACGCCGCATCTACGAGCACCGGTTTGTCGAGTTCGATGAAGCGGCCGGGTGGTCGATCACCGGAGTCTCCCGACCGTTCGCCTTCCGAGAACTGCGGGCGATCGAGTTCGCCGCCGGCCTGGCCCGCAAGGAAGGCCGACTCGTCGCATCGTTCGGAGTCCGTGATGCGGAGGCGTGGCTTGTGGAGCTCGACCTGCGAGAAGTCTGCGGATTGCTGGAGCGGCCATGACGTCGGTGCAGTTGACAGTCTACGACCGGGTCAAGTCTCTGCTGGAATCAAACTGGCGAGAGAACGATTGGTTCTACTGCGACTCGAAGGTGATCGGCCACTACGCGATGAAGGCCGCAATCTGCGCGCGCTACGCACCACGCCGCGTCATCGAGATCGGCACACGCTGCGGCTATTCGCTCCTGGCCTTCAACTCCGTGGCCCCTCGTGCAAGTTTCCTGTGCGTGGACGGGTGCATGGACGATGACTCGCTTGACTGCCTGGCGCACGCGAAGGCCCTCATCGAACGCCACCAGATCGAGGCGGACCTGGTGGTGGTCGATAGTCATGCGATCAAGAGCCTGCCCAGGGCGTGCTTCGCTCACGTGGACGGAGACCACTCGTTTGCCGGTGCCCTGGCTGACCTGCGGCTCGTCGCACACTGCCGGGCGATCCTGGCCGATGACTGCTGCAATCCAGATGTGGCGCATGCGGTCGAGGTGTTCGCCCGCGAGGCCAATCGAACGGCCGAGTTCATCAACGACGGCCTGCGACGGGTGGCGGTGCTCACATGAGAGTCGGCATATACGCACTGGCGAAGAACGAGGCGGGCAACGTCGAGGCCTGGGAGGCTTCGTGTCGTGAGGCCGACTGCCGCGTGGTCACGGACACCGGCTCGACCGATGGCACGCAGCAGCTGCTCGAGCAGGCCGGCGTGATGGTGGCGGGAGGAGCCCCGATCCCGTGGCGTTGGGATGACGCACACAATCTGTCTCTGTACCACCTGCCTGCCTACGTCGATGTCGCTGTGCGGCTCGACATGGACGAGGTGCTCGATCCAGGATGGAGGGACGCGCTCGAGGAGGCCTGGACTCCAGCCACGACGAAACTTCGATACCCGTATCAGTGGTCGGCCGACCTTCGGTTTCTGTCCGATCGCGTTCACCTGCGGTCTGGCTATCGGTGGCAGGGCGCGACGCATGAAGGCCTCGTGCGTTGGAACGGCGAGGAGGTCCAGACCCACTCTGAGTCGTTCGTGATCCGTCACAACAGAGAGCCGGGGAAGGTGCACAAGAGCGACCTGACGCTGCTGCGGCAGGCCGTGCGAGAGAATCCGCTCGACGCCCGCATGCACTGGTATTTGGCGCGCGAGTTGGACTACTGCGATGACCCGATGGCGGCGTCTGCGTTTGAGTCGTACCTGAGCATGCCAGGCGGGTCGCCGCACGAGCGGGCGTATGCGTTCCGCGCCCTGGCGAAACTGCAGCCGGAACGCTGCAAGCATCGTCTGCTCGAAGCAATCCTGGCCTCCCCGCACGAGCCTGAGCCGTTCCTGGCGTTGGCCGAATTGGCCTACGTGGAGGGCGACCAGGCGGCCGTCCTGCACTACGCTCGGCACGCAGCCGCTTGCGATCCCAGGGCGATGAGTCACACGAGCGACCCGAGGGCATACGGTCCGCGTCCGCACGACCTGGCGTGCGTGGCGGCGTGGCGTCTGCAGCTGCTGCCCGAGGCGGTGGCGCACGCCAGGGAAGCGTTCAAACGAGACCCAGCAGACCAGCGTCTGGCTGGCAACCTGTCGTTGCTTGAGAAAATGAATCATGAGGACGGCCCCAAGGCCGCGTGACAATGCCCACAGATGCGATCGCCGTGCAGATTGCCGACGCCCTGGCGGCCGGCCTGTCGAGCCATGAGTTTTCGGCTCCGTACCAGACGATCAGTGCCGTGCGTCGGTACGTGCCAGACTACGAAGGCTCCGAGCTGCGATCGCTGAAGGTGTCGGTCGTTCCAGGCAGCGTCGAGACCGAGCGAGCGAGCCGCGGACAAGACCTGTTCACCCACCAGGTGGCGATCGTTCTAGGCCAGCATGTCGACGGCAGCAACCAGGCCGTCGACGCCCTGGTGCTGCTGGCGCAGGAGATGGTTGATGCCATCCGCTCGCAGCTCGTGGCCGTGCCCGAGGGCGTGCTGTACCAGGCGTCGGCAATCGAGACCACGTTCGACCGGGATTCGCTGACGGACAGCCGCGTGTTTCTTTCGCAGATCGTCATCACGTATCGAGTGCCTCGTGCCACGATAACAGCCGGAGGCTGACGATGGCCCTGTTCCTCCCTTCCGGTGGCGGTCTTGGTTCCGGCCTGTCGCTCGCTGGCGGCCGGGTGCCGATGCGGATCAACTTCGACTACTTCCTCGACCGCGAGGATGTGATCGCCATGATCGGAAAGAGGAAGGCCAAGGCACTGCGGAAGGCCGGCTACAAGGTCATGCAGACAGCACGGCGAAGCATCCAGAAGAAGGGGCTCGCCAGGCCCAAACTGAAGGTGATGCGCGACAACCCCAAAATGAAGTTGGAGGAGTTGATCCGATCTCCAACGGTGAAGGACAGAGACAAGAAAAAACTGATGCAGCGGCTGGACGAGATCAAGTGGCCTCTCGGCCATGCGTCTGCGCCGGGCACGCCGCCCAACACGCACACCGGCACGATGCGGCGCGACATCGTGTTTGCCTACGATCCGGTGCATGAGTCAGTCGTGATCGGCTCGTTCATGCAAGGCGGTGCATGGCTGGCAAGTCTGCACGAGTTCGGAGGCACCATGCAGATGCAGGCGTGGGCGTGGATTCCCAAGTATCCCAGGTCCTACACGAAGGGGATTTTGGGGTGGTGGAGAGTCGGCCGTTCACCGAAGAACACGCGGCGGTGGGAGCCGACGAAGTTCCGCGAGACGTTCGCGTACCCGAAACGACCGTACATGTCCCGGGCCATCCGGGTGTGCGTCGAAAACGGCGACGTCGTGAACTCATTTCGCGTCGGAGGACTCTGATCGAGGCTGGTATACTGGTGTTCAGGCGGCTAGTGTTCCGCCAGCGCACACGACCAGGAGCAATTCATGCCCTCGCACACCTACAAGCTCGGCAAGGACGCCACGTTCTCCGGCCCCGGAATCTCGAACGACGATGTGAAAAGCGTCACGATCACCAAGGAGACGGCGGCCGAGGCGGACGTCACCACGCGGGCCAGCGGCAGCGAGAAGGAGTTCGCGTTCGTTCGTTCGCAGACGAACATCGAGGTTGTGGTGCTGAACCACTCGGCAACCCAGGGTGCCACCGGCAGCGTGACCGTCACCAACGGCTTCCTGTCCGCCGGCGGCGTGTACCAGGTGATGAGCATCAGCGAGCCGCAGGAGCTCGACGGTGCCATCGAGAGCACCATCACCCTCCGCAAGACTCCTGGTGGGTCGACGGGAGCCTGACGCTCGGAGGTGATCGGTGCCGGGTGACAAGTTTCTGCTCGGCCGCGACTGCACGTTCGCTGTGGACGGGTCCATCCTGGCCGGCGTCCGCAGCGTCAGCGTGCGCCGCAGGACCCGCGAGGTCGATGCCACCGGCTACCTGCACAACGTCGAGAGCACGGTGGTCACCCATAGGACATACGAGTTCGATGTCGAGGTGCTAAAGCCGGCTGACGCAGACAGGCTTCGTGCCGCCGAGTCGCGTGGCACGTTCGTCACCGTGTCCACGAGCAACGGTCTGCGGAATGTGTCGGCTGATTTTGTCGTGTCCGAATGTTCGGCCGACGAGCCTCTCGATGAGGCGGTGGTGGCACGGTTCACGCTGAAGCAGTGGGCGCACGGGAAATGAAACAGTTCCGAGACAACAAGGGCCGCACCTGGGACATCGCCGGATCGCTCGGCGCGTGGGAGCGGGTCAAGCTAAACGCCGGCGTGGACATGACCACGCTTGCCACGACGCGAGAGTGCCTGACGCAGCTGGCCGACGCTTTCACCCTGGGGCATGTGCTCTACCAGTTGTGCGCCGAGCAGTGCGAGGCACGGGGCGTTTCGCCGGAGGAGTTTGCCAACGGGTTCGACGCCGATGTGCTGAACGAGTCGTTGAACGCCTTGGTGAAGGAGGCGATTTTTTTTTGCCGGAAGCAGATTCAGCCGGCACTGATGAGACTCTGGAATCGAGCCGTCGAGGCAGACAGGGAAGTGGTGGCGCAGGTGGCAAAGCAGGTGGACATGGCGAGCCGGCAGATCGAGCAGGAAGTAGCCAGCCTGTTGACGTCTACAAACTGTGCTACCAGCTCGGAGGAATCCTCGGAGTCGACCCCCGTCCATGGACGCTCCGCGGGCTCACCTGGGCGGCGGAAGCAAGGCAAAAAGACGCATGGAATCACACAGCGCACGTGTTAGCGCAGCAGGCCAGCATCAACAGAGATGTGCGGATACGCCGCGAGCAATACTCCCCCAACGAGTTCAACCCCTACTACAAACCGCCACAACCGAAAGTCCTGACTGACGAGGATTTTGCGGCGGTGTTTGGTGACTAATGGCCTCCGCATCAAGCATCCGAGCCGGCGGCGCGTTTGTCGAGATTTTCGCCAAGGATGGCAAGTTCCACCAGGCCATGAAGCGGGTGGAGAACCGGCTGCGGGCCACGGGTGCGGCGATGCAGAAGGTCGGCACCGGCCTCGCGTTGGGCGGTGCTGCCATCGGCTTGCCGATGGTCCTGGCTGCGAAGAAGGCCGCGACGTTCGAGGACGCCCTGCTCAACGCCAGGGCGTCGGCCGGCCTGACCGCGAAGGAGATGGAGAAGGTCAAGCAGAAGTCGCTCGAGCTCTCGAAGGCTGGGGTCGGCGGGCCGACGGAGATTGCCAACGCGTTCACCGCGCTCATCAAAGCAGGCATGCCGCTCGAGCAGGCTTTGAACGGTGCGGCCGAGGCGGTCGTGAAGTTCTCCAGCAACTCTGGCGTCGAGGCCACCCAGGCGGCCGAGGTTGCGAGCGATGCCATGAACGTGTTCGGTGAGTCCACGCAGCGGGCCACCGACATCCTGAAGGCCGCTGCCGATTCGTCTTCGACCGACATTCCGCAGATGGTCGAGGCCTTTTCAAACGTCGGTGCCGTGGCGAAGGACGCCAATCAGTCGATGGATACGGTGTCGCAGGCCCTGGCGATCCTGGCGAACAACATGGTGAAGGGTGGCGACGCGGGCACCGCCCTCAAGACCACCATGCTCCGGCTTGCGACCGGTGCGGACTCCGCGGCCGAGGGGCTGGAGATGGTCGGCCTCTCCACCGACTCGTTTCGGGACGCGACCGGCAAGATGCTTCCGCTCGGCCGGCAGATGGACATCCTGCGCGACAAGCTCGACAAGCTCGGTGCCGGTGATCGTGCGAAGGTGATGTATAAGATTTTCGGCTCCTATGGTTTGAAGGCCGCAACGATTCTGATGAAGGACGGTTCCGCCGGGTTCGAGAAGATGGCTCAGGCGATGGGCCAGGCGGGCACCAACGCCGAGGCTTTCGACCAGCGGATGGGCGGGATCAGTGGCTCGTTCAAGCGGATCACCGATGCCGTCGAGCGGGTGGCGATCGCGTTCACAACTTCGCTCGGCCCGTCGCTTGCGATCGCCACGCGATTCATCACGGGGCTGCTCGATGGTGTGACATGGTTCCTGACGGCCTTCCCGACGTTCGGAAAGATCGCCGCCGGTGCAGCTGCTGGCCTGGTCGTGCTCGGCACCGCATCCATTGTCGGCGGCGTTGCACTGAAGGTCCTGGCGACCGGTGTGTCGGTGGTCACTGCGGCGTTGGCCGCGCTTGCCACTCCGGTCGGCCTTGCGGTCGCCACGATCACGGCCGGCCTGGCGTTGATCGTTGTCGCGGGCCGGCAGCTCTCGCCAGCGTTCAAGCGAGAGACCGACGCGATGATGGCTGCAATCGGCCGCGCGGACTTCTCCGCTGCCGGTGCCCTGGCTATGGCGAACCTGCGGATTGTGCTGGAGCAGGGCTGGGACAAGATCACCGACATCACGCAATCGGCAACCGACGGCCTGGCGAGTGCGTTCTCGTTCATGTGGGACAAGGCCACCGAGGGGCTCGATCGTTTCATGGGCCTGTTCGGCTCGGACATCTACTCGCTCCAATCCAAGTTCGAGAAGTTGAGCTTGTATTTCAAGGCGGCGTTCGATTGGCGGTTCGCCTCCAACGGATTGAAGAAGGCCCTGGCCGATGTTGATGCCAGGATCGCAAAGGAGCGGTCAAGAAACCCGACGGCGGATTCGCGGGCGGACGCGCGCAAGGAGTCCAGGACAGAGGCGGCTGACCAGCGGGCGAAGGCACGCGAGGAGAAGAAGGCCCGCGACGAGGCAGAGCTCGAGGACCTTCGCAAGAAACGGGACGAGGCTCGCAAGCGTGCACTGGGCGAGGAGACGAAGGCAGAGGACAAAGCGGCCGAGGAGGTCAAGCGGCCGGCCGCATCCGATGCCGGCGGCTCGATGTCGCTGCCGTCGGAAGGTTCAGCGGATTCGAAGTCGAAGGATGGGGCCAGCACGCTCGGCACGTTCTCGGCCTCGATCGCCTCGCAGATGGGCGTCGGACCGCAGCTCAACGCTGCCGAGCGGACGGCAGACGCGACGGAGAAGATCGCGGAGAACACCGGCATGATGGCCGCAGACGCCCGCGCGAACGGCCAGGGCGGCGGCGTCATCACCGTGCCGCCGGTGCCAGACAACCTGGCCTCGGGCGTTGAGGCTTCGGCCCAGGTGGCCAGCCCCGACAAGTTGGCGGCGTCCGCGGAGGCCCAGTTGTCCGTGCTTGAGAAGATCGCGGCGTCGATGAGCGAGCAGACGGGATTCCTGAAGGCGATCGCGGCCGGGATCAAGAGCAGCGGTCTGGCATTTAGCTGAACGGGGGAATCGTGGCACAGCGCGAGATTGAACTTCACGATTCCTACACCGGCCAGCTCACGACCGAGAACGGCAAGACGGTCCGCACGATCAGCCGCCGGGTGCTGATCTCTGAGCAGTGGTCCTACGCTGCCGCCGAGTCGTACGCAGAAGGGCTGATGCCGATCAACTGGCAGACGCACACCAGGCAAAGCCTGGACGTCAAGCCTCTCGGAGATGGGTGGTGGGAGATAGCGGCCTCCTACAAGCAGCCAAACATCGAGAACGAAGATCCGGAGAACGATGACAACCAGCAGGCCGTTTCCAATTCTCTTTCCTGGGATACGACCGGCGGCACGGAGCACGTGTACCAGGCCTACTACAACGGTGCCGCCGAGTGGGGCGGCGAGGCCGGCTTCGCCAAAGACGAGTTCCCTCCTCAGTTCTACGGTGCCATCAACTGCTCCGGAGGATCGGTGCAGGGCGTCGACAAGGTTGTTCCGCAATTCAATTTCACGGAGTCGTGGACCTGGCCGCAGGAGTATGTGACCGACGAGTACGTGTCGCTCCTGCACAACCTGACCGGAACGATCAACAGCAAGAAATTCCGAATTTTCGATGCAGGCGAGTGTCTGTTCATGGGAGCGAGGGCCGACCGCAATCGGAACGACAACAAGATCACGATCACCTATTCGTTCCGTGCGATCCCCAACAGGGAGAACTTCAAAGTCGGGCAGGTGACCGTTTCCAAGAAAGAAGGCTGGCAATACATGTGGGTCGTGTACGAGGACAAGGAGAGCAGCGGCAGCCTCGTGAAGCGACCGCGGTTCGTCTTCGTCAACGACATCTACGAGAAAACCGATTTTGGACAGTTATCGATCGGCACGAACTTCGCGTCGTTGAGCCCCCCGATTGTGCCGCAGGCTCAGGGCGAGTTTGGCGGCGGACAGCCCCAGCCCTGAGAGTTGACACGTGCCAGACTTCAGCAAGGTACGACCGGGCCAGAAGCTGCGAATCAACGCAGGCACATGGAACCAGATTGTCCAGACCGTCCAGCAGACGCAAGAGAACCTGCCCCTGTTCGGCGGGTCTGCGCTGCAGGCCTGGCAGCAGGCTTCCAACACCGTGTTGATCAAGAACGACAGCGGCAGCGACGTTCAGCGGTTTGGCGTGCTGGGGATCGGCGGCGTTGTCATCGACCCATCGGACGGCCCCGCAAAAGAGCTGTCGTTCGCAGAGAAGCCTGTCCTGAGAGGCGTGACTCCAACGACATCCTCCCATGCCGACAGGTTCGTGGTGTGCCTGGAGCCGATCAAAAATCAGTCGATCGGCACGGCCGCAGTCGGCGGCGTGTTCGCCTGCAAGGTGAGCATGACAAGCACATCGCACAAGTTCGCCGGCGTGAAGAACAACGACGCCACGCAGCTCGAGAGCAAGTCGTGCGGCCTGGTGCAGCTGCTGTGGGTCCAGACGAACGGGCCGTCAGGTGCCGGCCCGACAGGCCCGAACAAGTGGGCCGTGGCAGTCATGTGAGGTGATGGATGCCCAGACGGATGCACGCGTGCCGGTGCTGCGAGTGCGTGGGACCAAGCACGCAGTCGATTTTGTTTGATGGCAGTGCCACGCCCATCATCAAGTCCAGCAGTGGGTACGGTTCTGTCACCTGGGGCGTGCGCCCGTTTTCTGCCCCGCCCAACAACATCGAGTGCACGTTCGGTTTCGGATGCGACGAGGATGGCGACGATGCTTCGCTGACCGTGGTGGTCAAACGAGTGAAGGGCGCGGCGTCGCCTGGCGATATGCTTTCGTGCATGGAGGTCGAGCGACTAGTTGGCGATCCGTTCCAGCAAACCTCCATGCTGGCAACGTCATTCTGGTACGAGGTAGCAGTGCTGGACGCACAGGGGTCGCAGCTGCACAAGATCGCAGTCCCGTCCGTGCCTGCCTTCGACTATGCCGGCGATGGGACGATATACGCCGGCGAGTTTTTCCAGGTCAGTTGCAAAGACGTCGGGAATGGCAAGGCGTTGCTGGCGTTTTATGTCATGCAATCGCACGACCCGTTCGGCATTTCATTCGCCACGAACCTGGGTCTGGGCTATTACCAGGAGAACCCTGTCGAAAAAACAAACTGGCTGAATGTACCGAACATCGCTCCACTTCCGTTCGTCGCTCCAGGCGTTCGCCATTTATTTGAGGAGTGTCCGTTTTCGGATGGCGGGTACAGCGTCGTATCTCCTGGCGGTGAGGCGGCCGGCTTTCATTTTCTGTATCGGGTCACCGATGAAGTGGAGTCTGCGCTGCCTGCCGATCACGCCGACACGTGCTCGCTCGCACTGCCGCCGATATACACCGAGAACGACGATGAAAGCCTCGATGACGTTCCGCAGATACAGATCACTCCATGCGAGTATCGGCTTCCTCGCGGGCATGTCACGCACGCAGTGGAGGGGCAGTCGTTCACGGGCTTGCAGTTGGGATTCATGCTCGACTTTCCATCCGACAATCCGGACCAGTTTCAAAGCAAAACATACGAGCTCACGAATGTTTGGGAGGACGGCACGCAACTAGCAAGCGGCGTGTTTTGGTATTCGGACAATCCCGGCACTGCGTTCCAGGCAATCACGAATCAAGGCACAACCATTGGCACGCTAAGACGAGCGGAGATTGCAGCCACCATTCACGCGGCACCAGGCAGGCCGTGCGTCACCCCGAGGCAAAAGGGTGGTTTCGGAGAGTTTTCTGAAACCCAACCAGGGCAGCGAGGAGAGTGGTCTGTCGCAGTGCACGTTGCCATGCGGCTCGAGGTGTCTTTGAGCAGCCAGGTCGAGAGCTGGTTCGGTAAGGGGCATATCATGCTCTACAACTGGGAGGAAGAAGCGTTTGCGTGGGACGTATACAAGAAGTGGTCCGCGCGTGGGATGAAGTTGCTGTCTGGCGATGAGGTTCTGGTTCCGTTCAGCAACCTTTTCTACACGACGATCAAGAATCGTTTTGCCGGAGGGATCGTGTATCAACGCAACCTAACGGGAGTGTCCGGCCTCAAGCTGCGGCTGGTCTGATGCTCTGCTCGTTCGTTGACGGCCGATGCTCCGTGTGCGGCGTCGAGAGGCAGCCGCCCTACCCTCGCCGCCGGTGCACGCCGGGGCTCGGTGACATCGTGGCCGTCGGGCTGTCGGCGGTCGGCATCACTGAGGACAGGCTTGCCAAGGCTACTGGCGGGCGCGACTGCGGATGTGCACGCCGCAGGAAGTGGATGAATCGTGTCGGCCGCAGCCTGGGGATCGGGCCGGAACCGGCATTGACCGATACGCCGAGTGTGGCAGGCTCGGGGTATGAGAACAAAACAGTCGAGCCTGCTCGATGAGCTCCGGTCCGAGTTGCCACGGCCCCGTGCCTTCTGGGAGCGCACGCTTCCGGAGGATCTGCAGTCCGAGATCGAGCAGCTCAAGGCTCAGTTTCTGGCCGGCGACTTGTCGTGCAGCAAGCGAGGGTTCTCCAACGCCCTCTCGAACGTCCTGAAGCGACGCGGATTCCCCATAGGCAGGAGCGGCATCGAACGATGGCTCGCGCAAAAATAGCAGCCGAGTTGGCGGCCGAGGTGTCTCACGCCGACCGCCTGGCGTCCGATGCGGAGATCGCCCGCCTTCGCGGAGAGGTGGCGACGCTGCGGGCCAGGTACAAGACCGCGCTCTCGCAGATCGACGCCGAGCGCGAGCGGGCCGATTCGCTCCTGCAGCTGCAGGGCATCAAGCCGATCGTCCGCCCGAAGCCAACACGCAAGCGCGGCAGGAAGAACGCGGCGACGATGGTGGTGCTGCTGTCGGACGTTCACTGCGAGGAGGTAGTGCATCTCGAGCAGGTGAACGGCCTGAACGAATACAACCCGGCCGTGTGCGACAAGCGGCTGTCGGAATTGCAGGAGCGGTTTTTCCGACTGCTCGAGCACGAGCGGCAGTTGGCCGACATCGACCGAGTGGTTGTGTGGCTGGGTGGCGATCTGATCAGCGGCATGATCCACCCGGAGTTGGCCGAGACGAACGCCAGCCACCCCCTGAAGGCACTGCGATGGATCGGCGCACGCATGCGGACGTTGATCGACGCGGTGGCGCAGCAGGCCGGCAGCGTGATCGTTGCCACCAACAGCGGCAACCACGGCCGGGCGACCGAGAAACTTCGCGTGCAGACGGAGTTGGATTGGTCGTATGAGCAGCACCTCTACCTCACGCTGGCCGCTGCCGAGACGAACGCAAACGTGGAGTGGAAGGTTGCCACGGGCGAGTTGAACTACGTGACGCTCGACGCCTTCACCATCCGATTCCTGCACGGGTTCTCGATCAAGTACCAGGGCGGCACCTACGGTCTGGCGCTGCCTGCGATGAAGGCGATCTCGGCATGGGATGCCAGCCGCCGCGCGGACCTGACCTGCTTCGGCCACTATCACAGTTTCGGGTGGCTGCGTGCAGGGAGATACGTGAGCAACGGTTCCGTGATCGGCCATTCGCCCTATGCCGTGCGGATCAAGGCAGGGTTCGAGGCTCCGTGCCAGGCCGCGATCGTCATTGACCACGCGCGAAACGAAGTCACCAGGGCGATGCCGATCTGGTGCGACCGAGACCTGCGGAGCCGGTCGTGAGCGAGTTGCTGACGGATGAGTACCTGGAGGAGTGCAAGCGCAGGGCGATGCGGTACCAGGGCCAATGGACCGGGACGGCCGGTTCCTTGGCGGCAGACAGTCGCAGGCTACAGCTCGAGCGGGAGGTTTTGGTGAGCAAGATAGACAGGCTGACGGACGAGAACGCCGGGTTGCGTGCGGCCCTGGACGGCGGCTGCTGCGACGGTGGCAAGTGCCATCCCCAGGTGGAGGCGATGGAGTCGGCCTGGGCTGCTGTGAAGGCCCGTCACCAGGCCATGCACGAGCGAATAGCGGGAGTCGAGCGAGACGCAGCCGACTCGTTTCGGCTGATCGGAATCACGGGCCGGGCGGGCGTCGGCAAGACGCTGGTGGCTGGCATGATCCCAGGGGCCGTCGTGCTGCAGTTGGCCGACCCCTTGTACGCGATGCTGTCCGTGATGCTTGGGATTCCAGAGCAGACGCTCAGGGCCAGGCCGACCAAGGAGGCCGCGATCGACGCCCTGGGCAAAAGCCCACGGCAGCTGCTGCAGCTGCTCGGCACGGAGTGGGGACGCCACATGGTGGGCGAGGACGTATGGGTTCGCCTTGCCGACCAGCGTGTGCAGGCCTGTCGGCAGGCCGGTGCCAAAGTCGTGGCGGTGGCAGACGTTCGTTTCGACAACGAGGCCCGGCACATCCGAGATCGCGGAGGCGAGGTGTGGTGCGTGCGGCGATCGTCCGCCGGCCCCGTGTGCCAGCACTCCAGCGAGTCCGGCGTCTCGCCTGGTCTGATCGACCACTACATCGACAACGACTCCGGCTTCGATGCTCTGCAGTCCAGGGTCGCGGAGTTGCTGGCGGCTGGACGCCCCTGAACATTCGTACAATGGAGGGAGAAGGAGTTCGCCGTGATTCGCCGGGCACGGATCGAGGAAAGCCTGTTCCGGCACACCTCCAGGGGCCGCGAGCCGCTCGCGCCTCCTGGTGAGGGCGGGCACCACGTGCACTACCAGCCGACGCGGAGAGTCGGCATCGGCTCGATCACCAGCAGCAAGAAAACAACCTGCACATTCTGGGAGCTGCTGGCGTTTGAACTCGGCTGCAACATAGCCACGGCCAAGAAACTGTACGAGGAAGGGCTGATTCAATAATGTCGACCACGCTCGCAGTCACCGGCAATTCACGAGTCACCTATTCGTTCGCGGACTCCCCGACGATCGGCAGTCTGGCCGAGACGGTCGAGATCAAGACCTCGAGGACCGTCGCCAACGGCACCGGGTCGGGCCAGGCCAACGCAGCGTGGAGGGATCGCATCACGATCCCGTCGGGTCAGTCGTATTCCCTCGACCTGCAGAACCTGGGCGCGACGGCGTTCGGGTTCGGTGGCAAGGTCGTGATCAGCACGCTCAAGGAGTTCTTCCTGGTCGTGAACACCACGACAGCCAGCCGGTACGTGCTGGTTGCCACGATCGCCGGAGATACGACGGGGTACGCCGCGCGAGTGAATCGCGGAGGCGACTTCCGGATCGCGGACTACACCGACGGATGGGCAGTGACGGCCGGCGTCAACAACGTCGTGTACGTGTCGAATCCGTCGGCCGGGAGCGTCGAGGTCGACATCCTGGTGGTCGGTGTCGGGAGCACGGCGGACACATGAGCAACGCACGAATCGCAGAGGCTCCGCTGGCGGTCGCCAACGCCAGGGCCGCTGGCCCTGTTGCCAGCGCGAAGGCGTTCATCGCCGCAGCACAGTCTGCCGCAGCCGACGGCCTGACCTGGCAGGAGTTTGGCACGCTGATGGTCGCGTTGCTGCACCTGCTCGTGGAGCAGTGCGATGCGATCTCCTCGATGACCGGCGACGAGAAAAAGGCACTGGTGCTGTCGGCCGTCGCGGACCTGTTCGACTCGCTGGCGGACAAGTGCGTGCCGCTCCCACTGTATCCGTTCTACGTGCTCGCCAGGCCGGCCATCCGTTCCCTCGTGCTGGCCCTGGCCGGCGGGGCGATCGAGCAGCTGCTGCACATCGTGAGGTCCGCATGACGTTGGTTCTGTTGGTCGCGGCCGTTGCCGTCGCGTTCGGCACGCAGCTGCTCGCGTTTGCCAAGGCACACTCGGACCGGCTCCCGTCCATCGAGCCGAAGCACATCGCGGCTGCGGCCCTCGTGGCGGCTGCGGCCTATTCGTGGTCCCGCCACCAGGAGGGCGCGCCATCCCCTGCCCCTGGTCCGACGCCCGATCACGGCATCGTGCTTCGCGGCAAGTTCTCCGGCCCCGACGCATCCGCAGACGCTGCCACGACTGCAGCCCTGCTCGAGGAGCTCGCAGCCGAGATCGAGTGGGACGGCATGCAGGCCGAGCCGCTGCTGAAGTCGGGCCAGGCTGTCGACCAGCTGCGGATGCGAGCCCGCGAGCTGCGGTGCCGCGGCGTGAGCCTTGGCGACAAGCACCCCAGGGCACGCGAGGCGATCAAGGAGTACCTCGATCATGCGGCCGGAACGTCCGGCGGCCCGTTGTCATTTGCGCAGCGTGCGGCGTGGGTGGCTGCCTATCGTGACGTCGCAAGGGCTGCCGCCGATGCCTCCCGCTGACTACAAGGCCTTGCGTCTGTTCGTGGTTGTGCTGCTGCTCGGCCTCGCGGCCGTGGCGGGTGTGGAGGGGTGCGGCCGTCGGCAGAAGGCAACGCTGACCGGCGGGATGGGCTATACGCCAGACCCCGACGGCGTGCGTGAGTTTCTGTCTGAACTCGACCAGCCGACATTCCGGCA